CTTCTACCACCTTAAGACCGCCGAAGCGGCCAGGGGAAAGGTGGCAGGAGGCTAACTCCTGCGGTTCCTTCAAGCGGCGGCTCTACCATTTCTAAAAGCGGTATCGCCAGCCAGTCTCTTGGTCAGGATCTCCCTTGCAGTTTTGAACTCGTCCCCGATAAATCCAAGCCGGAGGAGCCAAGTCCTCATGGCATATTTTGGATTCTCATTCTGCTGAGGTTTGGGGCTTGCGGTTTTTACCGTCTTCGCCATCTGGCTGAGAGCTAGGCAAAGCTGGATGTAACTCTTAAGCTGTCCGGCATGAAGTCCGCCCCGACGTTCTGCAGTAGGCTCGTCAAATTGGAAAAGCCGGAATTCAATGGTCCCTTTTGTGAATGTCGCATGATAATTGAGCATATGGTAGCGGCTGCCGTTATAATGGTGGTTTCTCCCGTAATCCTCCCCATGGGAAGTGTACCAGATGTCTGCCAGTGCTGACATGGTCTTCGGCTTCTTCCGGTTCAGGGTTTCCAAAAATCGGGGATCAACCGTCCGGCAGTATCGTCTCATCCGTCCCCGGTCGAGGTTCAGCGCGTCTGCGATCAGGCTCTCATGGCTTGCCATAATATTCGCAAGGTTGCGGAGTGTCTGCGGCGTATGGCCTTTGGCTCCGATGTGGATGTGGACTCCGCAGCCCCTGGAGGCATCGCTCTTTGCGCCTGCGTGCCGAAGCTGCCGGATCAGTTCCTGCAGAGATTCCATATCCGCATAAGTCAAGATCGGGGTAACCAGTTCGCACTCCTCACTTTCCGTTCCTTCAATACTGACGTCTTTTTGAAACTTCCATTCACGGTTCTGTGCGTCCCAGGCCGACCAAGTGCAGTACCCGTTGCGTCGTGCTGTGTTTTCATATCTGCCGGTTCCAAAGAACCTGGCTGCTACCTTCGCGGCTTTTTGCCTCGTAATGTTGTTCATCTCTACCTCAACCCCGATGGTCTGTTTTTTCATTTCCTCAATCTGCCTTGCGATTTTCTCATTCATGGTGTAATCCTCCGTTTTCGTTTTGTGTGTTTTCCCTTTCGGTGTACACATATTCGCTCTAAAAGAGGATAATAGCAAGTCAATTTGAAGGCATATATTACACAAGGATCTGGGGTAGAAATTATGTAATTTATGCCGCCCTGTCCTTATAAATCCACAAAGATTTACCCATCGGACATACGCTCAAAATTACAGCTTTCGGCATTCATCCTCCCCGTAAACTACATGGAGACCGCTGCCGTTATCCCATCGGACCATAATGGAGGCTGTATCGTCCACCCCTGTCACTGTCCCTCTTGTTCCGGTGGGTGGCGCTTGTGGATCATCCATCCGGATCAATTCCACCCGTGTTCCCGTGGGATATTCTCTACGGACACGCTCCACAATTTCTCTACTCGGAAATTTCATTTCTATCATCCTCCATCTCACGATTGACCTGTTGGATTAATATCTCGTCCAGTAAAGCCTCCGTCAGATCGGTGGTCTCATCGGCAGCTACATACATAGCGGATGGTACCGGTTCTGGCTGAAGAACGTCTACCTTATTTTTAAATGCCGAATTTCCAGAAAGGTTTTTCAAAAGGATTTTTCTCTCCATCTTGTACTCAGCCCCAATAAATCCAAGCCGCAGAAGAAAACACCGGAAAGCGTATTTCTCATTATCCACTGGCTTCTCGGTTGCCGTTACTCGCTTTGCATTCTTGCTCATCTCGCAGAGAGCAGAAATGAAGTGGGTGTAGGCGGCTGCGGAGTCTGCATCCACCTGAGAAAACCAGGGGAATACCACCCGGTCATCCAGTACCTCGATGCGAAGGTCGGTGATACCCAGGGCTTTCCGTATCAAATTCCCTTTGGCATCCAGCAGCTTTGTGAGGTTTCCCACCGCCACTTTGTCGAGCGGAATTTCCACGGTAAGCCCCACGTTTTCCTCCTGCGGCTCAGTTCCGCTTTCTTCGGATAATTCCGCCGCCCTTGCGTCAAGCCAAGTCTGCGCCATTTCTGGTGCTGCTGCAGCAATTCCGTAATTGGCCAGCCGCTCCAGAAGATTTTCCAGTATTGCATCATCAAGAATGTCGTCAAATTCCAAAGTGCCATCTTTCGTCACTGTAAAATTTCCAACCTCATAGGCTGCGCTCGGCATTCCTTTGTACTTTGGTCTGGTCTCTAAAATCTCAGCCAGAGCCGTTACCAATGCTTTTCTTTCTACTCCGGTTCTGTGAAATTCAATTTTCATGTCCATGTACCTCCTTTTGTTTCGGTACTACATTAATCACTCTGAACGTCAGAAATAGCAAGCAAATTCAACACAAAATATGTCACAACATATCATCTGGAAATTGTAAGTAGTACACAATACCTAAATTACGGTGTATTTCTGTGGGAGATGCCGAATTTCCTACTATGGATATATAGCATCCATCACACCTCCACTTCCTTCACCAGTGCGGAGTAGGGAATCTGCTCATCCCCACGGATCACATATACATTCTCTTTATCCCCAGTATCTTCCACATACCGGCGCAGAATAACGGAAGCATACTTCTCATCCAGTTCCATCATATGGCAGATCCGGTTTAACTGCTCACAGGCCATCAACGTGGAGCCGCTGCCACCAAAAGTATCCAGAATGATAGCGTTTTCCTGGGAGGAATTACAGATAGGATACCCCAGCAGATCCAGCGGTTTGGAAGTCGGATGGTTCTTGTTCCGCTTCGGTTTGTCATAGTTCCAGATGGTGGTCTGCCTGCGGTCGGAGTACCAGGAGTGTTTACCGCCTTTCTTCCATCCAAAAAGAACAGGCTCATGCTGCCACTGGTAATCGCTGCGGCCAAGCACAAGGCTGTTCTTTACCCAAATGCACACACCCGCCAGGTGAAATCCGGCATCAATGAATGCCTTCCTAAAGTTTAGTCCTTCCGTATCCGCATGGAACACATAAGCGGAGCCGCCGTTCTCCAAATGCTCTGCCATGCACTGAAATGCAGTTAGCAGGAATGTGTAAAATTCCTCGTCTTTCATACTATCGTTCTGGATGGTCAGACCATCAGAACTCTTGAAGGAAACACCATAGGGAGGATCGGTCACGATCAGGTTGGCTTTTTTCCCGTCCATCAGTCTTTCCACATCCTCCGTCCGGGTAGCGTCTCCACACAGCAGCCGGTGCCTGCCCACGATCCACAGATCGCCTCGCTCTACAAAAGACGCCTTCTCCAATGCAGCAGAAAGGTCAAAATCATCATCCTTTGCCGCCTTGTCACCTTCTGTGGCAAACAGATCCGCAAGTTCTTGCTCCTCAAAGCCTGTCAGTGACACATCAAAATCCTCACCCTGCAAAGACTCAATCTCAATCCGCAGCAGTTCCTCGTCCCATCCAGCATCTAATGCCATACGGTTGTCCGCCAGGATATAGGCTTTCTTCTGTGCCTCAGTAAGATAATCCACAAACACACAAGGGACTTCCATAATCCCTTCTTCTTTCGCCGCCAGTACCCGGCCGTGTCCGGCAATGATGTTATAGTCCCGGTCAATGATGACAGGATTGATAAACCCAAACTCCCGCAGAGACGAGCGCAACTTGGTAAGCTGCTCCGGCGAGTGTGTCCGAGCATTGTTAATATAGGGGACCAGTTTTCCCAGTGGGACAAGCTGCATCTCCGTTGTTGTCTTTCCCATCAGTCACACCTCCGTTTCAATACCTTCTGGAGCCCTTTTCTGGCATCCATCACATCACCTTTCAACGCCTGGCCACGGATGGTGCGGTACTGCTGACGGGTCAGATTCTTTTTATTGGATTTCAGCGTATCCAAAAACTGTGTTAGTTCTGTTTTCATCTACATTCCTTTCCGCGTCCTTAACAGCCGCTCCATCACATCATCCTGCGGGGTATTGCCGCTAAACTCCACTGAGCAGTTTTCCTTGACAATCTGGTAAATCTGGTACCAGATCTGGTTGACCTGTTTCATATACGTCTGGCTCATGGAAACATAAGGGGATGCAATCGCATTTCCTGTGGTGGGATGCTTTGCCAGGAAACCATACTCAGAAATACATTCCTCGCACTGTATCCAGCGG